AAATGTTTAGGTTTGGTAGCTTAAAGCATAACACAGAAAAGGTATTTCCGCTTTTTAATTATTCAGTTGTAACACATGTATTGTAATCCTACAAATACCCTTACCACATGACTGAACCTTTTGTGGTAAAAATATTTTATATATGTTATAATTTAATAGTTAGTAGTGCGACCAATCCGAATCATGTAATTCCATGAGAAAGGTTCTGGTGAATGTTCTATGAGTATATGTGTATTTCCATATATAGTTCATGTCAATGCATACAAACGTTTTCGCCTTAATCGGTGGGAATATGTCTGTGCATTGGCGTAGATTTCCTAATTTTAGATAATTTATAATCAGTTCATCTGGAGTTGGATTAAACTCTCGTTAAAGCCTTGTTTAATTCTTTTCTGTGATGATTGGGTGACACTACTAACAATTTAAAATTATAAATAAAATATGACTAAGATTAAAATTGTAGTCAAAACTCAAATGATAATTCATATTTGCCGACAATAATTGTCTTTTGCATTTACAAATGAATTTCATCATTTGCTTCCAATATTAGATTTGTCTCTACGGGTATTACTGACATTCGTTTTGTTACATAATCATATTTTTTCTTACGATTATGGTTTCCATGTAACTTAAAATATGCCTGACACATACTTTCAAATTCATCAACTTCGTTTGCCGGTATACCACATAGTTTTGTATACTTGTCAAATTTCTGGTCAATCTTATCTCCAAGCAACTCCTTATTACCATCTGCAATAGCTTTAATTAATTCATCTCTCTCGGCATTAGAATCAATCATTTTCTGAAATCTATTGTCTATATTAGAACGTGCAGTTTTTGATGTTTCCCAATGAGACAGATTATCTTCGTGCATCTTATCAATAGATTGCTCTATCTTTGATACACACACCATCAAATATTTCCTAACCTGTTCATTTCTAACAGAAGACTCATTAATAAAATCATCAAGACGATGTTTAATTTCATCATCACTTTTATCAGATTTTTCCATGTCCTGTTTATGTTGCTCTGTCAATTCCATAACAGCTTTTGATAGATTGCTGATTGCTTCAGCATTAGAAACAATCATTTCGTGTTCTTCTTTTCTTTTACGAGTCCACTTTGTTTGCAAACCAAGTTTTTCAACTAAAAGCCATTCTAACCCTTGCCAGCCGTATTTAAATAGAGGAATTATTATAAATATAAAGACCAGTATAGATACAAATAAAGTCCCGTAATTAATCTGTTGTAATTCTTGTATCTTATCCATCTTACAACACCACTACTTTTTAAACTTATCAAGAAATTCATCTACGTCTTCAGCAAGGATCTCTCCCTGTTTGATCATATCGGTAATACGTTGAGCTGTTTGAGATGCTGGACTGACATTAAAGTTTTTATATGTAGTATAAGCTGCAGCCAGAATTACAAAAATAGATGATATAATTGTAGATACATCTTCATTTGTAATAGGCAGAGTATTATATCCAAACATTTGCAATACTGCATTAATTAATGCCACAATAAGCAATACAACGCCTGTTACAGACTGAGCATTAACACCTTTTAAATTAATTTTCTTCATAGTTTTTCACCTCATTTATTTTGTCGGTTTATTTTCGCACCATCTTTTATAAATCAATTCTGATTTTTTCTTATGAAACCAAAATACAATACGCCCATCTTCTTTTTCAGATTCCCATACAAACTCTGGCTGCAAACCATGTTTTGTATAAAAAATAAGTTGTTTTAACGATGTGATGGGAACCAAAGAATTTTCTCCATATACAGATTTGGCTTCTTCTAATGAATAAAATTTTATATGTATTCACTCCTTTTTAGTAAAAAATAGGGATAGCCAAACTAATATTGTAGTTCATCTATCCCTATTAAATTTATTCATTAACTACAATATTTTTTGAATTATCTTCTAATAACTCTGAGACATTAACTTTCTCTGTTTTTACAACTTTCTTTTTAGGCTTTATAATATTCTTTGTCGAAATTTCATACAGTCCATTTTCAGCATAAGTTGCATATACATACTCAAGCACTTCATCCATATGGAAATGTGCCTGAATTTTTTTGTTGTCATATTCAAATACTAAAACTTGACGATGCGGATTGTATGAAAGAACTTTACATTTTTTCATACTCTATACTCCTTTTACTCTTCCGGAAGAAGTGTAAGGTCAAGCATGTTGTGATCTTTGTCTTCCATTAAATCAAGAGTAATTGTAATAGTACCCGGATCTCCGCTGTTAGCAAAAGAAAGGGTCATATTTGACTGAGGCATAGCTTTGTAAGCTTTCAATCTATAAGGAAGAATATTATCATCTTCTGTTTTCATATAAGTATCTCCATAAACAGTAAATGCTTTTGGAAAACTTGTGGACTTGATGTTGATATTATAAACATCTTCTCTTGTAATTCCATAGAATACTACAACCTCTGTTCCTTTTTCCTGCGGCTCTGTTAATGTAAAATCTTTTGATTCAAGATTTCCAGCCAACTCCTTTTCAAGATTTGTGTCTGTTGCAAGATAAACAACAACACTACCTTCTGCAATTGTAGCCGTTTCATCTTTAAGTGAAATTTTATTAGTATCACCAACAGTAGTTTCTACTCTTTTCAAGAAAGTAGCAGACTTGCTTCCTGTTCCACCAGAAATAAGCTCCCATAGTTTTGGTGTCTGGATCTGTGTTTCTACTGTCATAGTACCGCCACGTTCACCGTTGAATGCTACTTTTTTCGGATGTGATTTTCCACCATATGCAAATACTGTTTCGCCAGTAAGTTCTACACTTGATGTATTAGCATAGTCACAGAACAAGAACGGTTTTTTTGTGCTGTACTCTTCAAAAATCAAATCGCAAACTTCACGGTTTGCCATCTGTTTAGAAAAATTATTTTCTGCCATATTATTTCTCCTCCTTTTAAATATAAAAAAATATATTAAAAAAGACACTACTTAGTAGCGTCCTCAGTTTCATATACATTGTCTATCCATGCGCCAAATTTAAATTTTCCGTCTTTATTTCCCCATGCAGCAACTTGTGCACTTTCGATATTGTACGAATCTAGTCTTTGCATACGATCAAATAAATCAAATAATTGAAACACGGTAATATCCCATACATTACTCCAGTTTAATGATTCACTCTTTGATACAACTGCAGCAATAATATTTGCTAAAGTTAGATTTTTATTAGAAGCTTTAATTTTTTGCATTTTCTTTCTTCCTTGAAGGATTTTTTTGTATATTTTTAATCCACGTTTACTTTTAACTTTTTTTAAATCACTTATTTCATCTTCATTGGAAGTAATACGAACTCTTTGCAAAATTATATCTACAACATCTGAATAGTTGTCTTTTGTTATCGCCTTAATCCCAGCTATCTCACTGTTTTCATTTTTTATGATTGATACAAAAGCAGCGTATTCTGGATTAAACTCAAAATCTTCAACAAAGAAAAAATTAATAGCAGATGTAATAATTTTCCTAAAATTATCGTCTGCTATTAATAAGTCAAACTTAGTCATATTAAAAACAACTTCTGTATCAACTTCTTTATCTTTATGATAAGTTTCAAAATAATCCTCTGGTGTCATTTTTAAATGTGCAACATATAACGAATATGTATAATACGATATTTCTGCTATATCAATTAATTTTGGAGATTTTATAGAACCAACATTTACAAGATCGAGTGGAAGCGGAGATATGCAATCAAAATAATCTAATGTCAATTGTCAACTCTCCTTTACTCTGAAATCAGAAACATCAAAAACAAGTTCTCTGACACAGTAATTTGAATTAGGAAAAACATATCCAACCGAGGTCAAATTTAATTTTCCAATTCCGAATTCTTTACTATCGTGTAAAGCTCTTTCAACCGCATCAGATAAAATATCTATACGTGTGCCAATATAATCTTTTGTATGATACTGCATACACTTTTTATGGGCGCACACCCAAAAGACAATCTGCATTTTTTTTATGCTACCATTTGGAATATATGGTATTTTTACTTCAAAACAAGCGTAAGGTAAAACTTCTGTTTGAGTTTCGTCTATATACATATATGGGAATATCTGTGTGTAAATTAGGTCATCTACATTTTCTTCTGTATATTCCTTGTCTATAAGCATTGCTCGGCAAAAATCTTCTGAGCTTAGGATAGTTGAGAGGATTTTATTTTTGTATAATCCAATATCTTTTAATACTGTCTTATTCAAAAGATCACCTCCTAAAATCCTTCTATAACAGTTATCTCAATTTCTCCGACAACTGCGTTTTCTACAATTACCTGCAACAAAAAAGACGAAGATATATAATCTTCATCCTCTACTAATAGTTTTATTTTATTTTCAACGACTTCCTGTTTAACTTCAAATTCGCTTATAACATTCCATGAAAATTCCGGATTGATTGTGTTTCCAGATTTGTCAACAAATGATACAGAGTACGTTCTATTAAATCCAATTTTCAGATTTGCATTTCCAGATATTGTTGCTAATATAGACTGTGTACTATCTGGATTTTCCGGTTGTACTGGAATATCAGTAGGAGAGTGGTAGTCGCATATCCCCAAGTCCGGTTTATCAGTTTCTGAATTAAATTCATCTCTATCTGCAATAAAGCTCAAAACACCACCGTGATTTTTTCCGTATAAATAAAGAACATCATCACTTCTTGTAATTTCAAAAACTTTTCTTGGACTATTGATATTTCTATCAATAAACACTCTTTTATTTTCAAGAGTTATACCGTCATCATCTTCTGGAATGAGAACTGTAAAGTTGTTTGAGGCTAATGTGATATAGTTATTTCCAAACTGTCCAACATCATATTTAGATGCAGAAACAAAATTAGCCCAACGCTCTATAATGTCACCATTCGACTTTTGCCATTTTAATTTATACTGACAAAGAATCATTGTCGCTTTTTCATATATGCCATTATTTCCAGGATATCCAGTAATAAGCCAGTATCTATCTTCAAATAAGACATACATTCCAGCTTTAATAGTTCCGATTGTAGTAAGAATGCTACGCTCCATAGATTTTAATTGAGTATTAGATGTATTATCCTGAATTACACAACGTAAAGTTTTGCATTCTGTCATTGAGGAGTTATATATTTTTACAATCTTTCCTAGTGGAGAATCTAACGCTTCCGAAAATGCATCATCTTTAAAATCATTAAACGCATCACTTTCATATCCACCTGTCATATTTGGCTTGGTATTATTGCCAATAAGATACCACTCTTTCACATTAGTACCTCCTTATGCCAACGCTGTTGGTTTTTGATTTTCAATCATATCAGAGGATATAGATGTAACATATTCAAGATGAGCCTTTTCAGCCGTTTTAGTTCCATTAGAACCATCTATACTCAAATCTTTTCCGACAATACTAACACGCTTATTAACCAAAGTAACTTGTCTTTCTTGATACATCTGTGTCATAAATTGAGCAAGAGTATCAATGATATATCTATCTAATTTTGTATCAAACTCTAAAATTTCCTCATCAAAATTCAATGGATCTAATTCAACAGAATATCTACCAATAGCTTTTTTTAACCACATAAGTTCCAAAGAAAAGGGAATAACTTGTTTGTCAGCAAAAGTGGATTCAAATGATTCAATTATCTCAGATGCCTGTGTACGTTTATCCATTGAATCACCACCTTTACGGTCTAAAACCTGTATAATCTATACAGAATGCAATTCTTCCATAATCATTAAGTTTCAAATCCTTGATCGCAGACATAAGGAAAGCTCTTTCAGCTCTTGTTATAATACGTTCTTTGATTTTCTCTTCAAAATCTTTCTGATCTTTTTCGTCAAAAATTTTCTTGATCAAATCTTTTGTAACGAAATTTTGGAATGTGTCTTCTGATTCGTAATTCGCCTCGATACGTGTTGGTTTATCATCAATAAATAAGGTTGCATGAGAACCTTGACCGTCTGTTCCGTTAAAAAGTAAATTTCCATTTTGCACCTGAGAGATGATTTCGGACGCTTGAAGTCTAACTGTTCCCAACGGCGGAATTGTAACATCTCCATTACTTTCAATTCTCTGAAAACCAGTTGTCCAACGAGCGATACTTTTTACTAATACCTTCTTCTCAGGCTTATATTCATCAATCTTTTTTTTAACGGCTCTTGTAGTTTTTGTATCAGTGCTTTCAGTTACTTTTTCTTCTATTACTTCATCTGTTTTTTTATTCATTTTGAATCCTCTTTCAACTATTTTTTGTAAAATGTCAACTAATCAAATAGAATGCTTTACTGAATTATATAAATCAATTATTTTATCAAGTTTCTTTGATTTTTCAAAAACATAATATTGGGTTTTCGTATTTTTATTGACACCGCAATCTATATATCTTAAACCAAATGACATGATAAAATAGTGCATTCTTTTTGAATAACAATAAAACTTATCGTTCATAAATTACTCCAAAGAATAAAGTAGTAGTGCAATAATAGCACCACTACTTATTTGTTATATATATTAGGCAGCCAGTTCAGGGGACAATTTCTTATCGGCGATTACACCAACTTCATATTCGCGCCCCGGAGCAACAAGGCTTCCAACCTCCATATCAAACCGTGTGATAAGGTTACCACTTGTTACATCATTTCCAGACATAGATGTAAGTCCACCACGAGTAATCGTGTAGATCGGTGAGCTTGTACCTGCCGGAATAATAAATCCAAGACCAGACGGAAGCATTGTATTAAAGTTCTTTCCATCATCTGCCAGAGATGTAAGATCATACGGATTTGGAATTTCGCTAAGAATAGCACCGTTGTACATTCCCATAAGTCCTGTGTTATGAATCTCATTCATAACATCTCTTGAAATACCAGTTACATTCGGTGTAACACCCTGATATCCAGCAAAGCCGTTAAACTGAGAAATCAAAGCATAGTCACCAGAAATTGTTGGCTTTCCGAAACGTCTAATCGGTGTAATAACTCCGTCAACACCAGTCTTTGTAAGCCCGTCTCCTTCAAAGAAGTATTTAACACCCTTAGCATTTTTAATTGCATTGTAAATTGTCGTTACAACATAGTGTGTAGCTTTATTTCTGATCTGAACACGAACCTGTTCCTGAAGTTCATTTTCATCTGACATATCGCCAAGAGACGCTTTTCTATAATCAACAGCATAACCACCAGAAATAGTAGTAGTAGCGATTGGTGTACGTTCTTTTCTAATTGTTGGGAATCCAACATCCTGCCCCAAAGCCTGCTCGTTTGCCGAGAGATTTACGAACTTCGGGATCTCAACTTCACATGACTCATTATAGCCAATATTCTGATAGTTACCGAAAATTCCAAGCAGTTTAATTTCCTGTAGCAATTTTGGCTCAATTACGAATCTACGCATCTCATTAATTTCAGAGATAGCTTTTGTATCCCCTGCCGCCGCTTTACTATTCAATTCTGCAATATATCTTGTAGCAGCATTAGCAGTTTTGACATCAAACTTAGAAAGGTCTTTTCCATCAGTCATTGCAGAGAAGACTTCAACAACTGGAGACTTTCTTGTAATCTTTCCGCTAACATTGTTAGCATCTTTTCTTTCATTATTTAATTCAAATGTATATGACATGATTTTACCTCCTTATATTACTCAGAAATAAGCGCAACTACGCCATCGTGATTTCCAATAATTTTCTTTACTTCCAGATAGACACCTGACGGAGAGCCATTTACTTTCAACGTTCCGTCTGACTCAGAAGTGAGCTTGTTACCAACTTCAACAGTTTCCGGAAACGGATAATCATAAATTTCAATAAAGTTTCCTGTACATTTTTCAAGGTCAATAACTCTTACATGTGTTCCCTTTGGAATAAAATATTTCGGCATTCCTTCGTCATCGCCACATTCAATCTGCATGATGGCTTTTGTTTTATCTGCACCTACTTTAAAAACGCCTTCCTCTACATCACCAAAAGCGCCATTATATGTATCTGCTTCTGTTACAGCATCAATAAAAGGAATTCTTTCCTTTTCGATCTGACCAATTGAGTTAAATTTCAACATCTTTTATTCCTCCTTTATTAATTAGAAAATGTTTACATCTTCAAAATCGTCGTCTATATGTACTTCCTCACAAATCTCAGAGAAAATATCCTCTACTTTTGTTTCTTTAATTGAATTCTGTTCAGCGATTCTTGCTTCAGACTCTGCTTTTTTCTGCTTTTCAACAATTGACATGCAAATTTTAGATTTAATAGAATTAATTTCAGAAGTAACCTCATTAAGTTCTTCTTTCTTCTGGCAAGCGTTGATATTCTCTTTTAATTTTTCAATATCATCTTTTGCAACTTCTTTTTCTTCAGCATTAAATTCTGCAAGAGAGTCATCTAGTTCAGCAAGTTTTTCAGCAACTTTTGCCTTTGCTAATTCCTGTTCAAGAATTGATCTTTCAGTCCAATAAGTATCTCTGTCTTCTTCCATCTGTTTCAGCGTTTTTCTTAAATCTTCAACAGAGGCATTTAACTCAGAAATCGTAGACTCTTTTGTTGCTAACTCAGCGTCTTTTGCTTCAATCTGAGAATTAAGTTCTGAAATTTTAGTCTCATAATCAGCAGACTTGTCGTTACATTCAGAAATAACAGATTGAATCGTTTCTTTGATTTCATTCATATTGATTTCCATTTTTTCCTTTTCCTCCTTGTTGTTATTCAGCTCTATGAGAGTAGATGAGCTATCCGCAGGGAACATTACCATATCCCATCCAGAGTGGACGTACTCCACTGGAATCCGACCTTTTTCCAGCCATCCATTTTTATATACAATTCCGTCATTGTCTTTCGTCTTGTATATTTCAATACTTCCATCGACAGACACATTATTGTTTAGGTCGGACTCTAAGGAAGCAACAAAGGCTGGATAACACATTTCATCCAAATACCCCTCGCCTAAAACACAGCGTTTTGTTTCGCCGTTAATTTCGACATCATCAATCCATCCATTTACAAAATGCCCAACTGTGGTCGCATTCTCAAACACTGGCATATCATTAATAATTCCAGTTTCACCATGATCTGAAATAATAGTTCTTTCATCGTCAATAAAAGAAACCCTTACAGACATATCTTTGATGCTATCTAGTTGTTTTTTGGCGTATTCCTCTAAAAAGGTTATTCCGTTTTTGTTGTATTTCGTTCCTACATCATCTACTACACACTCTGGAGGTTGTAACTCATACAAAGTTGCGGTAAATTTTCTTCGACCGTTTTTGTATTTCTTTGATGACAGTTCAAACTTTGCCATAAATTACCTCCTTTAAAATTTTTATAAAAATGAAAAGCCACTAAAAAGTGACTTTTCATTGCATAAATAAAGATTATTTTGTTGATGGTTTTGGTGTTCCATTACTGTTATTTGTTTTTGAAACAATTGTATTTTCATTTGTAGGATTTTCTATCGCAGGTCTTCCTGTATCTTTTATATCTTTGCTACTCATTGTAAATGATGTCTGATGAGGTTTATACTTCTCAAATAATTCTTGTTCAATTTCATCATCCAATACTGCTAGATATGCTTCTACATCTACCCCGGCACTTGCAATCAAAAAACTTAAAGAACCGGATGCTTCCGTATATAAAGTTTTCATCATTTCAAAGAAACTTTTTCGATTTACAAAAGAAGTAGGAAAGTAGTATATCTCTATTTTGTTTTTGCTATCCTGAATTATATTTTTGTTAATAACATAATTTAATTCATCCTGCCACTCAGAAACCCATGTGTAAATTTGTGCATTTATCATTTCAAGATTATTAATTCCTGCTGAGAAATTTCCAGTTGTCATAGCTCCAATCAAAGAAGCACATATTCCTAAATCCAAAGATATTTGATTATTCAAGTCTGACTCATTTTTCTCATCAAAGATGTCAGTCGAAACATCAATTGAATCTATCTTTGTTCCAGATGCAACACTAAAGAAGCTAATACCACCTCGACTATTCTTATTCATAATCGCACTTTTTACAGTATTGTGTTGATTTTCCTGCTGCATTTTAGTTAAAGAACAGCTTCCTTTATCTTTTCCTTCTGGAAATGTTTCGTAAATAACTCGGTTGTTAATTTCATCAAGAACGTTTCGCTTTGTATCTGTAAAATAGTCTTTATATAAAACATCAGACAGCGCCGCAATTACCAAACTGCGCCCCCAAGGTTCGTTGTCTTTGCACTTTATCTTACGGCACATAGTTTTGTCATTATTTAACACGACCCAATCACCA